GTGTATCTTACCAAGTATTTTGGCGACATCGGGTCAGGTAAAAGATTCGTAGCCGTTCCTATGGATATACGATTCGAAGTAAGGGGTGAGGGAGATGCTGGCGGCCCGATGTTGAGAATAAAAAACGATGAGGCCGACGCTTTACTCCAAGCGTTATTTGAAGCGTTGATAGATTATGGTTTTCAGGCACCGAGCAAAAAAGCCGAACTCGAAGCCACTAAATATCACCTTGAAGATTTGAGAGAACTTCTAAAATTGGGAGGCAGAAAATGAAAACAGTCCGTCGGTTGTTAGCAAGGTTCGCGCTGTGGTTGTGGAACGAGACAAAAGCAGAACACGTCAGAAAATTGGGCTTGAAAGAAACGCCCTATAAAGAGGGTGATAGATGAGCATATTCCCGACGTGTGCGAATGCCACTGCGTTGGAAGCGGAAGGAAGCGGGTGCGTTTACTACGCTGATGGGAAATGTCTGACGAAGGGTTTTTGTATATGCGAAGTGAGCGCAAAGGATATGCCTGACCCGATAGACACGGCCGGCCGTCCGAGGTATGGCCTTATTTTTGACGACCCGAATATCAAGAATCTTGTTTTGGCGATGTCGGATAAAAAGACAATTTTTCAGGACATAATTTTTTATACGAAAGAAGCGATGGCCTCGGCTTACAAATATGGGCTCACGCCAAAGAAAGCGTTAATCATTGTGGCGAAGTTTTTTAGAACAGATGTCCGCATAGTCAAAAGATTGTTAAAAATCAAGTAGTAATGCGTTTTCTATTACCCCTCGTTTTATCCCCTCCGAAACTATCCCGCAATAAACCCCTTGAAAAAAATCGCCCTCTTTGCTACAATGGAATTGTGAATCTCTTTGTAAAAATAAAACGAATATGAAATACACTCCTGCCGTAGTAAAGATAGTTTTAGGCGCCATCGCGGAAGGTCTATCTCAAAAGGATGCCTCGATTTTGGCCGGCATAGACCAAGACACGCTATCACATTGGAAAAAACAGTATTCGGAATTCGCCGACAAACTACTACAAAAAGAAATTGAATTCAAAGGACAAAACATAAAATTGATACAACGCGCTGCGAAGGACGGTTCTTGGCAAGCGGCGGCGTGGTTGTTAGAGCGCAAGTATACGGAGGAGTTCGCACTGAAAAAGTCGGAACAACCGCCCGCGCCGGAAAATAAAATATATATAGTGGACTTACTAAATGGGACGAAGACCGCAGACGGTCTCACGCTTATCGAAAAGTTACGAGAAGAAATCAGGGAAGTCGAACGCAGAGTCGCTGTTAAAGAATCTGACGCGCGATCAAATTGACTGTCTCTGGTGGTGTAGTAAAAACCTCGTAACTGAAAAAAACCAGCCGCTTGATTTTTCAGGCAGGGCATATCTTCGGGGGCTATACGATTGCTACGACGATTACATCGTGGTTAAGAAATCGGGGCAGATGGGTATAAGCAATTACGCTATTGACCGGGCTTTGTGGATGGCCTCGAATAACGCGATAAACGTGATCTATACGATGCCGACTGCCTCGGACGTGAACGACTTCTCGCAGACGCGTTTCAATCCGATTATACGCGGGTCGAGTATTAAGAACGTAGATGTGGACAACGTTAAAGTCAAGAAGATAGGTGAATCGTTCATCTACTTTAAAGGCACTTGGGACGAAAAGCAAGCGATAAGCGTCCCGTCAGATTTTAACATTCACGATGAAATAGACCGCTCGAAGCCGGACATAGCAGAGATGTTCTCGGAAAGGTTATCGGCTTCGCGTTTGAAATGGCGATTATTTTTGTCTACGCCGACTTTCGAGAATTACGGGATAGACGCTCTTTGGCAAGAAACAGACCAGAGAAAATGGTTTGTAAAATGTTTGGCTTGTTCTCTCGAACAGGTTCTTACTGAAAAGCATATCCACGCCGAGAGCGATTCTTACCGGTGCGAAAACTGCGGGGGGGCGCTTAACAATCAAAACGGGGCTTGGCGCAAAACCCGGGCCGCAGGACGCGCAGGGTTTCATATCTCGCAGTTGATGGCCGGATGGATTACACCCGCAGAGATTTTGAAAAAGAAGTCGGATTACAAGTTCAAGGCCGATTACTATAATTTCGTGTTAGGCGAATGTTACGCCGGGGGCGAGAACAAACTGACGCGCTTGGATATGATGACTTGCGCCGGAGACATACCGTATAAGCCCGACGAAGCGGCCGGGATAGGCATTGATTGGGGTGATGTGTCTTGGCTTGTAGTAAGGCAGAACGGCAACATAATTTTTAAGATGAAAATTGAGGGCGATACCAGAACACACGCGAAACAGGCGGCCGAGGTAATTCGCCGATTTGAAAACTCAAAGGTTATAGCCGACTTTGGATACGGCGATACTAAAAATAAGGACTTGATAGATTGGTTCCCTAACCGCGTTTGGATGTGTATTTACGCTGAGGGAGTGATGTATCCAAAGTTTAACGACACTGACAGGAAAGTCAATATAGACCGGACACGTTCGATAGAGGAGTGCGTGATTGATTTCAAGGAGCGGCGGTCTAAGATTTCAAAAGGAGATTACGCCGAGGAGTTTATACAGCATCATCTTAATCTCGTGGAAAAGAAAACACAGGATAGGCACGGGCGCGTCAGGATTACTTACGACCATATCGGAGACGACCACTTCGTCCACGCGAATAATTACGCTTCGCTTTTCGAGCGCGGCAAAGAAAAGACGGTTTCGGTTGACGAATTTTCTAAACTTGTAAATGAGGTTTCATTTTCGGGAAGCGACAACGAATTCTCGATACATAACCTTTGAGGAGATAACCTATGGGACTAATGGAAAAGATTAAATCGGCTTGGAAGAACGAATCAACCACCCCCGTTTTGGATATGGAACTCGCCACGGACGACACGCGGATTCATAAGCAGATGAAGTCGGTCCAATACTTTCCTGACAGATTACTTACCAGAAAGAAAATCGGAATATACAACGAAATGATGCTCGACCCCGAAATATCAAGCGCGGTCGGGACGCTTAAAATCATACGCCTTTCGACCGGCTGGGAAGTAAATCCCGCGTCCGATTCACCGCAAGACAAGAACATCGCCGATGAAGTAAAATCGAACCTCGAAAGCATACAAGGCAGTTTCGATGACGACATATCCGAAATTATGGGCGCGTGTGAACTCGGAATATCTTTGAACGAGTTAATCTGGTCGAAATGGGAATCGGGAAAGTATGCCGGACGCATTCGGCTACAAGCGATTAAAAGCAAGAACCCCGAAAAGTTTAATATCGTCTCCGACGACTATGACAATTTGATGCCGAATGCCGTTGTCCCTCTGGCTGATTACGGCGAGGGATTCAAGGAACTGCCCACTGAAAAGTTTATCATTTATTCTTTCGGGAAAAAATATGAGAACGTATGGGGGACTTCGAGGCTCCGGTCTCTTTATGACTTGTGGTTCATCAAGAAGTTTATGGAAAAGCAGTGGGCGATATTTATGGAGAAGTTCGGGATGCCTCTTCCGATTATCAAACATCCGAAAGGAATCACTCCGGAGGTGAGGGCTTCTCTGCTTGGTATTTTGAAGCAGTTGAGAATGGAAAGCGGGATACTCGTCCCCGAAGGTCTGGAACTTACGATACAAGATTCAAAGGCCACGGGTTCAAGCATATTCACCGAGGCGATGAGTTTCATCAATGAGCAGATTCGGAAGACCATATTAGGACAGACGCTTACATCTTCGCAGGGCGATAAAGGCAGTTACGCGCTCGGTCAAGTCCACTTCGACATACTGACTTTCTACATAGACCAATTAGGGCGAGACGTAGCGGAGAAGGCCGTAAATCAGCAGTTGGTTAAACGGCTTGTCGATTACAATTATTCCGATGTTTCAGAATACCCGAAGTTCGCGTTTAAATCTCTGGTTAAGGACGACGTGCCGGTTATCATAGAGAAGTATTACCTCGGCGTATCTAACGGCTCTATAAAGCCCATTCCAGAAGACGAGGTCAAGTTGCGCGAGTGGTTGAGGATGCCTGCCAGAAAGACAGAAGAAGCCCCGTCCGAAGCGGTTAATGCGCAACCCGAAGTAAAGCCAGAGGTCAAGCCCGAAGTCCCGCCCACGCCCGCCAAAATCGAGGCAAGCGAAAGACGGATAGTGTATTCAAAGTTCGCCGAGAAAATCTTTACCGGCGTTCGGCGCAGGACTTTCACGGAATACGAAGAGGCGACTGACTTTAACGAATTGAGGGATATTGTCGAATCCAATTCTTACGATGCCACGGTCTCAATAGCCGAGACCTTACGCGAGGGCGTGGACGGGATTCTCAAAGACATAGTTAACAAGAAGATAATCGAAGACAAGAACTTCCCCGCGATAGACAAACTCCACTTGAAGTATCTCGGAGATATAAAAGATGGGTTTAAGGGTGCGCTGTCAAAGGTTTATGAACAGGGTATGCGCTCTGCCCGCCGTGAGATAATCGAAAAGAAGAAAATATCGAAGTTTGAGGCGGCCTTTGACTTCAGGAATATGACCCCGAAAGAGGCGTTGGAATACTTCGCTAATAAGTCATATTTTATGGCGCAGGTCGAGAGGGACTTTGTGTTCAAGACCTTGAAGCCGATAATCTACAATGCCATAAAGTCAGGGGCTACGATTAAGGACTTCATAGACGAGACCAATAAGGCGTTAGAGCCGTATTTCGTGACAGGTGCTTTGGACGAGGCCGCCTTTAACAGTTACCGCCTTGAAACGATATTGCGGACGAATCTGAACGAGGCGATGAACGAGGGGCGCAAAGCGTTTTTCGAGTCGCCGGAAACAAAAGGATACGTTCAAGCGTATCAATACTCGGCAATTCTCGATGACCGCGTTCGTGAAAACCACGCCGCGCTTGACGGCTTGATATTTTCAATCACGTCGCCGGCGATAGCGCGTATCAGTCCGCCGAATGGGTATAACTGCCGGTGTCTACTCATCCCCGTAACCGAAGACGAAAAATGGGAAGAGGATAAATTGCCGGGCGGATGGGGCGCGGATGCTGGCTTCGATAAACCCGGGTATTAAAAAAGCCCTTGAAAAAAATCGTGCCGTTTGCTATACTGTTTTCAGATTGCCAGAAATAGACGCAATGCGTCTGCGATAGACCCGATGGGTTTGTGGCAAGAATAGTAAGTTTTCCGACGAGGATTTCTTACTTTCTTATTTCTGGTTTTTCTTTTTATAGGAAAAAAAATGAACGATAAAAAGACATTCGAACTTAAAAGCATCCCGATAGCGAAAGCCGGAGAATGGACTGACGCGAACGGGGTCAAGGTCGTTTACGATATTGCCGCACTCGATGAGATAGTCCAGAACACTAACTCTCTTTTGAAAACCGGACTTCACGAACCGCCCATAAAATTGGGGCATAACGAAACGCAGTCACTCTCCGCCTTTGATGGATTCCCCGCGATAGGGCATATAGCCAACGTTTACAGAATGGGCGACGAAGTATTCGCCGACGTGATAGACGTGCCGAAGAAAGTCAAAGACCTCGTAGGACTTCGCGCCTATACTTCGATTTCCCCTGAAATATACGAGCAATTCACACATCCCGTTACGAAAGAGAAAATCGGGAAAGTATTGAGGGCGGTTTCTCTTTTAGGCGCGGACTTACCCGCTATGAAAGGGATGGGCGATATACTCACGCTTTACAATACCGAAAACGAGAACGCCGTCAGACGTTACGCGGTCTTCTCTGAATCTGATTTACAGGAGGCCACAGATATGGCTATCAAATGGACGATTAAGGAAGTCGAGAGGCATTTACCCTGTTGCGTTGATAAGGTTGCGAAGTTTATGGAAGAGAAAAAACTCGAAGTCATAGCGGTTGATGCCCTCGTTAAGATAATCACCGAAGTCAAGATGGACACTTTCGCCGATGCTCCAAACGAAATTATAGATGTCAATCTTCGCAAACCTCCCGCCGAAACTGACGAAGAGAAAAAGAAACGCGAAGAGGCCGAAGCCAAAAAGAAAACCGATGAAGAGGCGGCCGCTATGTCTGCCGTGCTTAAAGAAACTCCGTCGAAGTGGACGGCCGAAAACAAGAAAATGCTCGCCGAAAAGTTAAATGCGATAGATGCCGAGAAACTTGCCGAAGTCAAAAATCTTGTTGAAGACGCGAAACCTCCAAAGGGATGGCACGACGAGTGCGTCGCCGCTTTGGCTGGCGAAGCGTCCGACCTTGAAACCTTCTGCGGATGGATATACGCGATGGCGATGACCCCCGAAGACGCCAAGCTGCTGGAAGAAACCTACGAGCAGATGGTTCACGCCGGCGCGATGCTGACCCCGGACCAGAAGGAACGGGTCAAGGAAATCAACAGCCGCCTGTCCACGCTGACCACGGAATTTTCCCAG